GGAAATGGCGGTGGCGGTGGCTTTGGCGGTGGCTTTGGCTTTGGCGATGGCTTTGGCGCTGGCTTTGTCGATGGCACTGGCTTTGGCGCTGACGCTAGCGGTGGCACTGGCTCTGGCGATGGCTTTGGCGATGGCGGTGGCACTGGCAATGTCAATGGGGATTGAAAAAAGGATTTAAAATGAAACTATTTAAATGGCTCTTTAGCTTTCCCGCAGCATATTCATCAATTAAATTAGGCTTTGCTTGGTTTATATGCTGGGTATTGATTGGTAGTAGCGTTATGTATAATATCGTAATTGTGCTAAATTGGGCGGTAAGTTTATTAACAGGTGACGGTCAACATACAAATTAAGGGAATTTAAAAGGAGACTGAACATGTGTATCCAGTGCGGTGAATGTTGTAAACATGGTGGAGTGATGGTCCATGAAGACGAAGTAAAAAAAATATCAGAGGCTGCAACAGTTCTAGTTTTTGGATTTTCCAATCCGGAGCAGCGTGTTGACGGTCTATGGTATTCGACTGAAACACCGAGTGGTGATTCGTGCGAGTTTCTAACTAAAACAAATCAGTGCATTCTTCACTCGTTAAATTTAAAACCAAAATACTGTATCGAATTTCCGCTCGAAGACGGGAAACCTAGTCCAATGGCGATACACTGTCCTTTAACTAAACAGGTTGACGAATGAGCGAGTCAACTATCGGTAAATCGATTCAAGTCGCAGCATCAACAGTCGGATCACGACTCTGGCGGAATAACGTCGCGCTGGCATGGGTAGGTGAATCCGTCCGTATGCCTAACGGTGATTTATTAATTAAATCACCACGTCCATTACACGCTGGACTATGTGAAGGATCGTCAGATTACATCGGCATCACTCCAATAACTATTACTGCTGGCATGGTCGGTAAAACAATCGGAGTATTTACAGCGATCGAGGCTAAAACTAAAACTGGGCGACTGTCTGAATTACAACGCAATTTTATCGGCACGATTCAGACTCTCGGCGGAATCGCAGGCGTCGCGCGATCAGCTGAGGACGCGATGAAAATTATGATTTCCGCGCAAGGTAAGCCGGTCTGATTTACAAACGGATTTCTACCGAGAGATTAAACAACGGAGTCAAAATGGAATACAATTTCGATTCATTAAACCGTGAGTTATTAACCTCTGTCCGATCTATACTGCCAACGTGGCTGCCAGGCGGTAAACTCTACGGCAACGAATACTGCTGTGGTGATCTTCAGGGCAAACCAGGCAAATCCTGCCGTGTAAATATCACGACTGGACTCTGGGCAGACTTCGCGACAAACCAATCTGGTGGCGATCTGATATCGTTATACGCCGCAATAAATAATAAATCACAGGGCGACGCATATAACGATTTGGCAGGCACCACTCTATCACCCCTCGCAGTATCAACGCCAACGGTATCGCCTGATCTAGTATTACAGTCTCCGCCGGTAGGCCATCGAGTGCCAGCGATGAAACATTTCAAACTCGGAGACGCATTCTGTCATTGGACGTATCATGATCAGGCAGGGAATCCAATTTTCTACGTCGCACGGTATAATAACACTGACGGATCTAAGGATTTTATCCCCTGGTCATGGACCGGTAAACGTTGGATACCTAAGGGTTGGCCAGTTCCACGCCCGTTATATAATCTCCATAAACTCCACGCCAACCCAACTAAACCCGTATTAATTTGTGAGGGAGAGAAATCAGCGGACGCGGCCGAAATTATTACCGGTGGCAGATACGTAGTTACTACCTGGCCATCTGGATCTAAATCAGTGCGAAACACCAACTGGATATTTATCCACGGACGACGAGTTCTGATCTGGCCAGACGCCGATGAAGCTGGGAAACTCGCTGCGGATACGATCTGTGATTTATTACACGGGAATTGTCCTGAGGTTAAACGATTGTCAACTACCGATCAACCTGAGGGCTGGGATGCTGCTGACGCACTGGCGGCCGGCTGGACGTGGCAAATATTCTATGACTGGGCAAAACCACGGGCGACACAGATTGATATAAAATTAACTGTAAACACTGAGCCTGATTCCGGCGCGATAACCGGATCAATTTACGATCTCTGGGAGCGGTGTGGGATACCGATAACGTCACAGGGCCAGCCAATATCAAACATCGACACAGTCGTCCGCTTGCTCGAGCATATACCCGAGCTTAAAAATATCGTCTGGTTCGATGAGTTCCATAATAAATATTTTACTAATCAGGATGGAATCACTCGCGAGTGGAACGACATCGACAAAATAAAATTAACTCACAAAATACAACGTGACTACCAAATCCGGCGTATGGAGGAGGCGAACGTTAAGCGTGCTATTTACCTGTACGGTCAGCGAACAATTAAAAACGAGCCACGCGACTGGCTTGATTCTCTCGTTTGGGATGGAACTCCGAGGATTGAGAAATTTTTCACAAACTACTTCGGCACAACTGAATCTACTTATGCCAACGCTGCATCGCGGAACTGGTGGCTATCCATGGTCGCGCGTATTTATAAACCTGGCTGCCAAGTCGATAATATGGTCATTCTAAAATCCCGTAAACAGGGTCGTTTCAAATCCACTGCGCTATCAATCATCGGTGGTAAGTGGTATGGCACGTTCGGCGAATCGATCCTATCGAAGGATTTTTATATGCTACTCCATGGCCGGATAATCATCGAGATCGCCGAGCTCGAGCAATTCGGCCGCGCTGAGGTGACCACAATTAAACGGGTAGTTTCAACTCGTAACGACCGATTTCGCCCTCCATACGGCGAATCCATACTCGATTTCCCACGGCAGTGCGTGTTCGTTGGTACAACTAACGAGGATCTTATTCTCTCCGACCATACCGGTGGCCGTCGTTTCTGGCCGATAGAAATCATGTGTGGAGACATCGAGGCGATTGAGCGAGACCGCTCTCAGTTATTCGCCGAAGCCGTGGCACTATTTAAACAGGGCGAAACTTGGTGGAAAATGCCCCAGGACGCGACAGAAGCCGTTCAGGAGTCAAATAGGCAGTCTGACGAGTGGGAAGCCTATATTGCCCATTTTCTCGCGAATAACGGGTATTATGAAATATCCACACTGGACGTAGCAGTAGATTGTCTGCATATTCCTATCGAAAAATGCGATAAATCGATTCAGATGCGTATTGGTCGCTGTTTACTAGTAAACGGTTATGAGCGTAAAACAATTCGCAGAGGTGATCGGGCGATAAAAATATGGCGTAAAGTTTTTACAAACAAAGACGGTAACGATGAGGTGGAATGGTGAAAGATCAATTAACTGAATTAAAAAGTAAACGCGACAATTTTCTGAAAGCTCAAGATAATATCCGTAATAAAATTCGAGATGTAAAAAATGAATAATTCTCTAGTTTTAACTCTTTCTCATAGGTGGTAACAAACGCCAAGGTGGTAACGGTGGTAACACCGTTGATTTTATTACTCTATTACTACTGTTACCACTGTTACCACTTAAAATAAAAGATATGGAGAGTGGTAAAATGGAAAAAACGACATTTTGGAAAAAGAGCAACATATACTCCATAGGAAATCGTGGTAACGGTGGTAACGTGGTAACATTTTTGTCATAAATCAATATAGTAATGTAATATATACCGGCGTGGGCGCGCGCGCACGAGAATAATATATATATTCCTTATATTGACCTCTTACTGGGATTGTTGGAGTGCGCGCGAGAATAATGTATAATATATAATTATAATGTTTAATTAAAAGGAGGCATTATGGAAATTTTAACTGTACCGAACAATGTACTGACTCAGAAGTGTGTTTTAAACGGATTAGATTTTAGGGCGATTGCAGACGAGATGGCGGCTAAGGTAGGTGAGACTAAGGACTACGTCACTTGCGTCGGTCTAGCGGCTAACCAGGTGGGCTTTTTGGCATGTTTATTTGTGATGGCTGACCAAGAAAATAAAGGTAAGGTTATCCAGTGCTTTAATCCTGAGATAGTTCAGACTGGTAGAGAAATTATTGAAAGTGAAGAAAGTTGCCTATCTTGTCCTGGCGCTCATAAAAAAATAGATCGGTATAAAATAATTACAGTTAAATATCAAGACTCAGCTGAGCGGTGGCATAGACGGACGTTAAAAAATATGCAGGCAAGAATATTCCAACATGAAATGGATCACTTGAACGGGATTTTAATTATTGACAAACCGCAAAAATAACTGGATAATAAAAATATGAATGATTTTAAAAATAATCCTGAGTCAATGAATATAATTTTTGCGCACATGGCAAACGGCGGATCGTTAGTTGACCTCTGTGAGACCTGGGGCGTGAAATACTCGTCTGTAGCTGGGTGGGTTAACTGTGATCCTGCCCGTAAACAAACATATCAGGACGCGATTAAGGCTCAAAACGAGTGGGCGTGCCAACGCATCCTACATGAATTGAGATCGATGGCGTTCTGTGATGTACGTAAAATATTTAAAGATGACGGATCATTAACTGATCCAGCTATGTGGCCAGATGCAGTGGCTAAGGTAATCGATGGTCTGGAAGTAGTTGAAGAATTTTCCGGCAGAGGCGCCGAACGCACACAGGTAGGGTGGACTAAAAAGGTGAAATTATCATCACGTTTACGTGCGTTAGAATTGTTAATGAAAAATCTAAATATGCTAACTGACCGCGTTGAAGTGTCTGGCAAGGTGTCATTGGAGGATTTAGTAAGTGGGTCAATAAACAAAATACCGACTGAAGAGCCAAAGGAGTTTTAAATGAAGTTATTAAAATTAACTAAAGATTATTTCAAGAAAGTCACAGAGGGGTTTAGTTCGATTTTAGGATCACTATGTTTTAATAAGCCAGATCATAAAATTATAAAATTGATGATAACGGAATATATTCTTGAGAATAATATGTATTTGTTGATATCGTTAAGTTTTAGAAGAACTTCTAGTTTTGGGACACTTATTATTGGCAAGCAACCTCTAAATGATGACTCATATAAGAAGATTGTCGAAAGAACTTTGGTCGAATATCTAAACGATGCATTGGAATATATACATCCTTTGGAATATTTAACCCAAGAAGAAATTGAAGATTGTCGGAATCAACTTAAGCAGTATTCAATCAATTTGTTACCACAATTACGCAAAGATTATACAATAAGAAAAAGTTCACAGTATTCCTTTAAAATGATTGTAGGTGCCAAATGAACGAAAAAATATTCCTAGCTCTACCAACCGCTCGCGGATTATGCCAAGACACGTTAGTCACGTCGCACTTACAAGCGTCCAAACAAGGTTTGATTTCTCGCATAATGTGTAAATCATATTCAGCATTAACACGTAATTTCAACGAATTATGGTGCGCTGCACTAAACGAGCGTGAAAAAGGCGTGACGCATTTTATGATGTTGCATGACGATATCGCGCCTGAACCATGGTTTGCTGATACGATGATGGACATCATGACTAGCAATAATGCCGATGTGGTATCAGTGATCGTGCCGATTAAGGATCATACTGGATATACATCGACGGCGTTAGACGCTCCACCGTTTGCAGGTGCTGATCCGTGGCGAGTGACAAGATTAACTATGCATGAAGTGTACAACGATTATCCTGCAACGTTTACGCGTCATAATTTACTGATTAACACTGGATGTATGTTAGTTGATATTCGTAAGCCGTGGGTAGAGCAGGTACGGTTTAGATTCGAAGATAAAATCGTTAAGCGTAATGGTAAATTTTATGCTGAAAATATGCCTGAAGATTGGCTGTTTTCTCAAGACGCATTGAAATTAGGGGCTAAATTATACGCGACGCGTGTAGTTAAAGTTAATCATGTTGGACAAATAAAATTTAGTAATGCGTTAACTTGGGGAACGGAGAAATCTGACCATGACTCAAGCGCAACTTAAGATAAAATCTTGGCGAGAAAATCCTATCGCGTTTGTTTATGACAATTTTAAGGTCGAGCCTGACGCCTGGCAGCGTGCAGTTCTCAACGTGTTCCCATCCAAAGATCCCGATAAGCTAAGAATATCATTGCAGGCTTGCGTTGGACCAGGTAAATCTTGCGTTTTAGCTTGGTGCGGTTGGAATTTTCTAACATGTTATGGTGATAAAGGCGAGCATCCTAAAGGTGCGGCGTTAGCTGTTACAGCCGATAATTTAAAAGATAATCTCTGGCCGGAGTTTTCTAAGTGGCAGGAAAGATCTGACTTCTTAAAAGAAGCGTTCATTTGGACTAAACAAAGAATTTACGCCAAGGATCATCCTGAAACGTGGTTTATTTCGGCTAGATCGTTTTCAAAGACTGCTAATCCCGAAGAACAAGGGCGAGCATTATCTGGATTACATAGTAAGTACGTTTTATATTTACTCGATGAGTCTGGTGACATGGCTCCATCGTTGTTGAAATCAGCCGAACAAGGTTTATCAAATTGTGAATTCGGCAAGATTATGCAGGCTGGTAATCCTACGAGCATCGAAGGAATTTTGCACTTGGCGGCGACTACTCAGCGCGATAAATGGCACGTGGTAAAGATAACAAGTGATCCTGATAATCCGAATCGCACTCCACGTGTAAGTATTGACTGGGCGAGAGAGCAGATAAAAACGTATGGACGTGATAATCCCTGGGTAATGGCAACGATATTAGGACAGTTTCCGCCAACGTCAATAAATCAGTTGTTGGGTATTGAAGAAGTTGAAGCCGCGATGAGTAGAAAAATAACAGCGGGCTCTTTCTCATGGGCACAGAAACGTCTAGGAATAGACGTGGCGCGGTTCGGCGATGATCGTACTGTGTTATTTCCTCGTCAAGGACTCTGTGCGTTTAAACCGGTAGTTATGCGCCATAATCCAAGTGTTGACCATCCGGCTGTAGATATCGCGAATAGGGTAATGATGGCGAAAAACAACTGGGGACAAGAACGAGAATATTTCGATGATACTGTTGGCTGGGCGCATGGAGCGATAGATATCTGCCGAGCGAGTGGATTAAATTCACTCGGTATAAATTTCGCGTCAACAAAAACTAATGATCCACGATATTATAACGTGCGTGCAGAGTTATGGATGAATATGGCTGATTGGATTCGTCGTGGCGGTAAATTACCGCGGATTAGTGAATTAATCCGTGAATTAACAGCGCCAACATATACGTATGTAAACGGTAAATTTTTGCTTGAACGGAAAGATCAGATAAAAGAACGAATTGGAGTATCTCCCGATTTAGCTGATGGATTGGCGTTGACGTTTGCTGAACCTGATCAGCCAGCAGCTGATTCGGTGGAAATACATAAGTTTAAAAGTCAAGGAAAATTATTACACGATTATAATCCGTTTGACAGAGAATAGATTTTGTGGTAAAAGGTAGATATGGATATTATCGTGAGAAAGGCTACGATCGAAGACTTAGATTGGTTAATCGTTGAATTGAAAAAATTTTCTAATTTTTACCGGAGTCATAAATATAATTTGTTCAACGGTGATTACTGGCAGGCTGGTTTAACCGTGATGATAAAAGACCACGTAGTATTGATCTCTGAAAATTCAGCTGGGATTCGCACAGGGCTGATAGCTGGTTTTCTGGTTAACCATCCATTTAATCCTGAGATTAAATGTCTCATGGAAAATCTCTGGTGGGTAGCCAAGGAATTCCGGCATACTAGATCAGCGTTATTATTGATAAATGAATTTATTCGGATTGGAAAAGAATGCGGCAACTGGATAACGATGACGTTGCAGAGTAATTCTCCGGTAAATGATAAATGTTTACTAAATAGAGGATTTAAAAAAAACGAAACAAGTTATTTAATGGAGAATTGAGATGGCAGCGATAACAGTGATAGCGATAGCATCAGCGGTGTCGGCGTTAGCAGGGGCAGCAGCAGCTGGTACATCAGCTAAGGCCGCGAGTGATCAGCGTAAGTCGCAGAAAAATACGATGGCAGATCAGGATAGAGCGCAGCAGGAATTGATAGCGAAGCAGCAGGAAGCTGATGCGAAAGCTGAAACTGAAAGAAGTCAAGCAGTAATGCGTAATCGTCAGGCTGCTGGACGGGCGGCGACTGGAACTTACGGCAGGCAAGGCACGATTTTAACAGGGAACCAGGACGTAACAGGCGACGTTGGAACGAATACAGACCAGAAGAAAACAATACTCGGCACGTAATAGTGAATTTGCCGAGTATTTTATTTTAGGCGACTAAGCGTTTCGAGCACCATGGATGGCACCAACAAGACGGCAGGAATATGAGCTGCTGAGATCACAACTAGATAATGAAATATCATCGTTCACCGCGGATTGGCGCGAGATCGGTGATTATATTATACCCCGCAGACCACGATTTGCCCTCACAGATGTTAATAAAGGCGGCAGAAGAAACCAAAAAATTATTGATTCTACAGCAACATTGGCGTTAAGAACGTTAAGATCTGGCATGATGGCTGGTATTACATCGCCGTCGCGTCCGTGGTTTAAACTTGGGAAGTCTGATAAAACAGGACCAGAATCAGCAGAGGTTAAAAGATGGTGTAGTGCGCAGAGTACGAAAATGTCGAACGTGTTTTTACGTTCGAATTTATATAACGTACTGCCGATAGTGTATGGTGATATGGGTGCGTTCGGCGTCGGCGCGATGTTTTGTGAAGAAGATTTTGATTCAGTTATAAGATTTTACTCACTGCCGATTGGATCATACAGAATAGCGTGCGATGAATTAGGTCGCGTTCGCGTATTTTCCCGTGAATTTAATATGACCACCCGTCAGCTTGTTTCGAAATTTGGCAACATCCCAGGAACGAGTAAAATTAACTGGGATAACATCAGTAGTGTTGTAAAAAATTCATGGGATAACGGAGAATATGAAAGATGGTTTACTGTTTGCCACATAATCCAGCCGAATAAAAATTATGATCCACGGAAGATAACTGCCGAATATAAACGATATGAATCAGTGTATTATGAACAGGGAACAGTTTCCGGTAATGATTCGAATTATCTACGTGGCGATGATAAAGAAAAATATTTACGGATCGCTGGATATAATTATTTTCCAGTATTAGCTCCACGTTGGGAGATATGCGGGGAAGACGTTTACGCTGCGTCGTGTCCTGGTATTGACGCTATCGGCGATGTCAAAGGATTACAGAATTTGCAGAAACGTAAAGCTCAGGCTATTGATAAATTAGTTAATCCGCCAATGGTTGGACCGTCAGCGCTAAAGGCTGGACGTCCGTCGATTCTTCCTGGTGATATTACGTACATGGATGTTCGTGAAGGAATGCAAGGGTTTAAGCCAGTCCATGAAGTTAAGCCAGAAATAAATAATTTATTATTAGACATACAGGATCACCAGCAGCGGATTCGTCGTGCGTTTTATGAAGATTTATTTTTAATGTTGTCAACATCCGATCGGCGACAGATAACTGCTCGTGAGATTGAAGAACGGCACGAAGAAAAATTATTAGCGTTAGGTCCAGTGTTGGAGCAGTTAAATCAAGATTTACTGGATCCGTTAATCGATATTACGTTTGATTTTATGATGCAGCAAGGGTTGATAGAAGATGCTCCAGATGAGTTAATCGGAGAAGGCAAGATTAATGTTGAATATATTAGCGTTATGGCGCTGGCGCAGAAATTAGTCGGCATATCAGGGATAGAACGATTTGCAGGATTCTGTGCGAACATTGCGGCACAGACTGGACAGCCGAACTCGATACGGAAAGTTAATATTGATAAAATGATCGATGTTTATGGAGAAAGTTTAAGTATAAATCCAGAAATTATTCGTAGCGATGACGAGGTGGCTGAGATAATAAATGCAGAGCAGAAACAGGCACAGGCGGCACAGGCGTCTCAGGCGATGATAGATATGTCGAAATCAGCGAAAGATTTATCACAGACTGATCTAGAGAAAGATAGTGCGTTAAAAAGATTATTACAGCAGTCGCAGGCTGGGCAGTTAGTTCCAGCATAAAAAGGAGTGGATTATGTCGTTAAAAACAGTTAGTTCGACGTTTTCGAATGCAGGTGTATCGGCGTATTTAAACGTTCGCGACGGAGATTCGTTAACGTATGCGGTTGATTATTCGGCAGATTTTGATGGTGGTCTGTTTTTAGAGAGAAGCTTAGACGGTGGGATGACTCACGAGTTAATAAGAACGTTGGCAGTAGGGTATAAAACAGACGTTACAACGACAACGATTGAAAAAGGTAAAGGATTATATCGGTTTCGTTGTATCATTGATCCAGCAGCTGATCCGGCGGTATTGACTGGTACGGCGGCGATTACGTTAGCGGATGTATCTGATCAGATATATGAGTTTAAAGATAAATATGGTGATAAGGTACTAGAAGTTAAAGAAGACGGGATAGTTGTCCCTGGTGCAGTGACCGCAGCGAGTGCGGCGATTACGTCAGCGACGATAACATCGGCGACGATAACGAATTTAAGTCGGACGAATCAGACGCTGATGATATCTGCAGCTGATGGTAAAGTAGGGAATACTGCCGGCTGGGTAATTTCTGGAGCAAATGATTTACCGTTAGTGACATTGCCACAGAGTAAAACAGCGTCAACGTTAGTTATTCCGATTACTCCGTTAAAAGTAGGCACGACGATAAGCGGATTTTTTCTGGTTGGACAGGTAGAAGGAACGTCAGGGAATACTGCGACGCTAAATTGTCAGTTAAGAGAAGTAATTGCAGCGGCTGGAGACATGACAGATGCGTTAATTGGTTCGATGACCCAGGTATCAGTTACTGCTGATACAGCATTGACAAGCGCGAATACGACTAAGACGCTGAGCGAAGTTCATGTCGTAGCGCAGAATGAAGCGTATTATTTATTGATCACTGGTACGACAGGCGTTGGTAATGATGTCGCACTGGCTGGAGTCGGTTTAATAATAAATGAGGTTTAGCGAATGAACGAAAATGCAGTCGTAAAAAATGCGGCAGACGCTGAGCAGATTAAAAATGCTGGTAAAAAATTATCGGTAAAGCGTGAAAACGAATTATCTGATTTGAAGAAAATATTATCGTTACCGGAAGGTCGTAGGCTAATATGGAGATTGTTAGGGTTTTGCAAGGTATTTGAGTCGATATGGCACCCGTCAGCGTTAATTCACGCGAATGCAGGACGGCAGGATGTAGGTCATTTTATAATGGCAGAAGTTTCAGACGCTGATCAAGAGGCGTTTTTTACAATGATAAGAGAAAATAAGGAGAAATCAAATGGCTGAGGCAGTAGAGCAAAAAACACAAGCTCAAACAGGCGATCAGGTAGCAGGGGCTCAGGGTAAGACTGAACAGGCTGCGCAGGCGGTTGAAAGTAAGGTTGATCAGACTGCTGGTAAAAGCGCGGAAGAATTAGCAGCGATTGCGGCTGCTGATGCTGATAAAAAAACTGAGGTTAAAGTTCCTGATAAATATGATCTAAAGATTCCAGAGGGAAGTTTATTGAAACCTGAGGAAGTAGATAAGATTTCAGCCTATGCTAAGGCGAAAGGATTATCGAACGAACAGGCTCAAGAAGAACTGAATAAAAAGAGTGATGCCGTAAAAGAATATCACTCGGCTCTGGAGACGGTTCATGGTAACAGTGTCAAGGAATGGGCTGATAAATCCGCCACGGATAAAGAATTCGGCGGAGAAAATTTCGGTAAAAATGCCGAACTTGCCAAGCGCGCGCTGGAAAAGTTCGGATCGCCGGAATTAAAGGAAATACTAAATAAAACTGGATATGGTAATCATCCGGAATTAGTTAGGTTTATGTATCGAGTAGGTAAAGCGATGGGCGATGACAGTTTTGTATCTGGCAGCAAAATTCCAGGTGCACAAAAGAGCATTGCTGAAAAATTTTATGGAGCTGAGAAAACTTAAAAAAGGAGTTTATTATGGGCGTACTTAATGCGTATTGTTTAACATTGGCAGATTGGGCGAAAAGATTAGACCCAGATGGTAAGACAGCGGATATTGTTGAGTTGTTAAGCCAGACTAACGAAATATTGTTAGATATGATGTTCATCGAAGGTAATTTACCGACAGGTCACAGAACGACTGTTCGGACTGGGTTACCAACGGTAGCATGGAGATTGTTAAATAAAGGTGTTCAGCCAACTAAATCGACTACTGCTCAGATCGATGAAAGCATCGGTATCATGGAGGCATGGTCAGAAGTTGATGTTGAGCTGGCTAAATTAAACGGTAATACCGCTGAATTTCGTTTTTCAGAGGCTCAGGCGTTTATTGAAGCTATGAATCAAGAAATGGCGTCAACGTTGTTCTACGGCAATTCTAGTGTTGATCCTGAGGAGTTTACAGGACTAGCGGCAAGATACTCGTCAACTAGCGCTGGTAACGGTGGGAACATTGTTAATGGCGGCGGATCTGATGCGTCAAATCAGTCGTCTATGTGGTTGATCGTTTGGGGCGCGAATACTATTCATGGCGTTTTCCCTAAAGGATCTAAAGCTGGATTAGACCACCAGGATCATGGTGAAGTTACTGCTCAGACTAGCACAACTGCTCCAGGTGGTACACGGTTACGTGTATTTCAGGATCAGTTTATTTGGAAAGTCGGCGTTGCGTTACGTGACTGGCGTTATGTAGTTCGTATTGCAAATATCGATATGTCGAATTTAATCGCTCAGTCATCGGCTGCGAATTTGACTAAGTTGATGATCAAAGCGATTCACCGGATACCAAACCTTGGTGCTGGTAAGGCTGCGTTCTACATGAACAGAACTTGCGCTGAGTTCTTGGACATTCAAAGATTAGATGTCATGGCTGGAAACGGTACTGGCATCCAGAATCTTGGTGGATCCATAAGTTACAGCGAAATTGATGGTAAATGGGTTCCATCGTTCCGTGGTATTCCGATCCGTATCTGTGACGCGTTATTAGAAACTGAATCACAGATTTCTTAAAGTTGGTAATTTAACGTTAATTTAAACGAGGAGAAATATATGTTGGTAGATAATGCACTTCTGTTTTCTGATGCACAGGCGATAACAAACGCCACTGCATCGACAAGTTACGTAGATTTAACTGCTGCGATCGATCTTGGAGCTGGCCAGCCGTTGTACGTTGTCGTGGTAGTCGATACAGCTCTGGCTGATACTGGATCGAATTCAACGTTAACTGTAGCGTTGTACGGCGACAGTACGACAACTTTTACTCCAGATGGTTCACAGACCTTAGTGACTATTCCAGCGACAACTGCGGCTGGAACTAAGTATGTGGTACCGATTGCTCCAGAATTAACTAAATATCGTTATTTAGAGCTATATTACACTCCGAATAACGGAGATTTAAGTGCTGGTGCAGTGACTGCGTTCATCACTATGAATCCATCAGTATTGGCATCGTATCCGAAGGGTTATACAATTAATTAAGAAGATCGTGGACGGGGGTTAAAATCCCCGTCCATTCTCTAAAAAACAAAAGGAGAATATATGCAGGTTAAAGCGACAAGAACTGGATACTATGATTTATTAAGAAAATATGAAGGTGACGTATTTACGTTAAAAAAAAGAGAGCATTTTTCGGCTAAGTGGATGGAGCCGATTGGCTGGACACCAGCCGGCACTAAAGTAGTTGAAAAACCAGAAGTTGTTGCAGCTGCGCCAGTCGCAGATTCAGCAGCAGATTTTGACGGTGAACAGTCACCGATCTAAGAAAAAGGAGTCGATATGGCTGACGCAGTAGCAAGCATTGTAATTTTAAATAGTGATAAGCATTATGTAATTCATTTGACTAATATTAGCGATGGAACAGGCGAGTCAGCGGTGGTTAAAGTTGATAAATCAGGATTATTATCAGCGACTAAGATCGAACCGACTAGTCTTGATATCGACCAGATACGTTGGTCAATTCAGGGATTTACAAGTGTTCGATTGCTCTGGGATCATACGACTGACGATTTAGCTATGGTTTTAACAGGGTCTGGGTTCGAGGATTTCAGATCACGCGATTTAGCGAGCGATTTAATTGGCACAAACGGATTAAAAGATCCTCGCTCAACAGGTGGCACTGGCGATTTATTGTTAACAACTAACGGTGGAATATCGGGATCAAGTTATGACATAACAATTTGGTTACGTAAAAACACGGTGTAAACTATGGGCATACTAGACCGCAGACATCACAGGCAGTGGGAAAATAATTATGGTGGAAATACGTCAACATTAGATAGATTAAAAAATATCGGTGGACTGACGTTTTATAAATGTTTCCAGTGTTTGGGCGGTGGGTTATATTCTGGGTCAGCGTTAAATGCGAATTATTCAGTAGGCGATGGCACAGCCACATATACTTGTTCAAGAGATGCTACTCACCCATCAACATATATAAACGCTGCTGGTGCGATAGTTCAGACGACAACTGCTGATGAAGCTAGATTTAATTATGGGTATTATCCAGCCTCAACAGTAGGTGGATTTGTATCTGGTGCTAGTGGAATGCTGATTGAAGCCGCTGCCACTAACTACGTCCTAAACAGCTACTTTTCAATTGACAGCAACTCGGACGGGTTGAGTGATAATTGGACGAGTAACTGGGGAACTAAAACTAGAGAAGATTCGCCGAT